TGGATTTGATACTACAGGTGGTAATAACACTTTTGTTGGTTACGCATCGGGTGCTGGAGTAACTTCTGGAGCTAAGAACACTATTGTTGGCCTATACAACGGCAACCAAAACGGCCTAGACATACGCACCTCAAGCAACAACATCGTGCTGTCTGATGGGGATGGTAATCCTAGAGTGCAACTTGATAGCACTGGTAAGATGCACATAAGACAAAATGTGTCTAGTCATATGATTCTTGCTGAAAATGGTAATGGTAGCTATGGTAGTACTGGTATTGCTTCTTATGTAAATAGAACAGCAAGTGGTGGTAATTACTTTTTCTTTTCTGCTCGTGATACCGCAGCAGGTCAATGGAAGTTTTACGTTAGAGATGATGGAGATGTAAAAAACGTAAGTGGCAATTATGGGGCTGTGTCAGATCGAAAACTTAAAGAAAACATTTCAGATGCTTCTTCACAATGGGACGATATTAAGGCTTTAACTGTTCGCAAGTATAGCATGAAAGCTGACAATCTTGACGAAGCAAACATGCTTGGTGTTATTGCTCAAGAAGTTGAAGAAGCAGGCATGACTAATTTAGTTGATGATGAAATAGATAGAGATGATGACGGCAATGCATTAGAAACATCAACAAAAAGTTTTAAGTATTCTATACTCTATATGAAAGCAGTCAAAGCATTACAAGAAGCTATGGATAGAATTGAAACCCTTGAAACTAAAGTTGCAAACCTAGAAGGATAAAACAATGGATGACTTAACAACATAACCAATCTCACAATAACTACTAGGAATTAACTAAGATACTCATCACGTTTTTATAAAACATCTAAGGCACAATCCTTATAAATAGAACAAAGGAGACTGTGTTCGATGGCAACGATTTCAAATTTATTTGTAGACCAAGGTTCAGACTTTACTACTACAGTAACAGTCAATGATGCATCTGGTTCTGCTCTTGACTTGACAAACTTTACTGCACTTGCTATGATGCGAAAAACGTATCAATCTGCAACTGCAACTACGTTTACCTCTGCATTCGCATCAGATCGAACCACAGGTCAAATAACAATTTCACTAACAGATGTTCAAACAACTACTCTTGAATCGGGTAGGTATGTTTATGATATGGTCATAACTGCCGCTGACGGTACTAAAACGAGAGTCGTTGAAGGTATTGCAACTGTCAACCCAAGCGTATCAAGGAGCTAGTATGTCGATAACCGCAAAAGTAAACACTCCAAGAACAGTAGTCGGTTCGGTATCTCAAGGAAACCAACCCCAAGTAACTAGAGTTACAGTACCAGGCCCACAAGGGCCTACAGGTGCTTCTGGATCATCACAAAATAGAATAAGTGATGCTCTAGATGTGGATACTACATCGTTTGGATTAAATGACGGTTCATTGTTACAGTACAAACAATCTATAGGTAAGTTTGTTACAAGAACAGAATTAGATACAACCAGCGGCGTCCTTGTGCTGAATGGTGGAAATTTTTAAAATAGGAAGAGAAAAATGTCAGTAACATTACAGATAAAAAGATCCACTGGTAGTTCGGCTCCCGGCTCTCTATCAGATGGTGAATTAGCATATACAAAAGGTGATGATAAACTTTATATTGGTGATGGGTCAACGGTAAGACTTATCGGTGGTAAATCATTTAATGACTTAATAGATCATACAGCAGGAACGCTCACAGCAAGTTCTGGAATTATCGTTGATAGTAACAGTGCAATTGATGACCTTAATATTGGTAATCATGCAACAACAGGTGGTTCACTTCAACTAAAAGAAGGAACGAACAACGGTGCTCACCACGTTCAACTTAAATCACCAAATGCTCTTGCGGCAAATGTTGCATTTACTTTGCCTTCAGCAGATGGTAGTTCAAATCAATTTTTGAAAACAAACGGCTCTGGACAACTATCTTTTGGTACAGTAACCCAAACACTTTCACTCGCCGCAGATAGTGGTTCTAATGATACATTCAACACTGGTGGAACATTAACATTCAGTGGTGGAAGTGGAATAACAACAACAGTTTCAGATGATGAAATATCAATTGCTGGTGATGACGCAACTGCATCTGCAAAGGGTGTTGCTTCTTTCGCATCTGCTGATTTTACTGTATCATCTGGTGCAGTATCAATTAAAACTGGTGGTGTTTCAAATGGACAACTTGCTGGTTCAATTGCGAATGCAAAACTTGCTAACGATGGAATTACAATCGGTAGTACTGATACATCACTTGGTGACACAATCACTGCATTGGCTGGAATGACTGAAATCGCAGTTGACAACCTTACACTTAATGCAAACACAATTTCAACAACTAACTCAAACGGCGACATGGTACTTGCTCCTAACGGAACAGGTTCAGTAACAGTTCCTTCTGGATATACATCAAGAGCAGGATTTGGTTCAGACTCACTTGTAAACAAATCGTATGTTGACAGTGTTGCAAACGGACTTGACGTTAAGGCATCTGTAAGAGTTGCTACAACTGCAAACCTTTCTGGAACATATGACAACGGTGCTGGAACAATCACTGCTGGTTCTAATGGTGCAATCTCAGTAGACGGTGTTACTCTTGTAGTAAATGATAGAGTTCTTGTAAAAGACCAATCAACTGCTGCACAGAATGGTTTCTATAAAGTAACGACTGTTGGTTCTGGTTCTGCTGCATTTGTTCTAACAAGAACACCAGATGCAGACGCTGCTTCTGAATTGACTGCTGGTGCATTTACATTTACTGAAGAAGGTTCTGCAAACGCAGACAACGGTTATGTTCTAAGTACAAACGGTGCAATTACACTTGGTACTACAGGAATTACATTTGAACAATTCTCAGGTGCTGGCCAGATTTCTGCTGGTAACGGTTTAACAAAAACTGGTAATACAATTGATGTTGTAGGAACAGCAGACAAAATCACAGTAAGTTCAAATGCAATTACGATTGCTAGTTCTTATGTTGGACAAACATCTATTACTACACTAGGAACAGTTGCAACTGGTACATGGAATGCTACCACTATTGGAACTGCATATGGTGGTACTGGTTTAACTTCTATCGCAAAGGGTTCTGTTCTAGTAGCAAACTCCGCTAATACTTTGTCTGCACTTGATGGTGGTGGTACTAATGATGGGTTCTTATCCTATACGGCAAGTTCCGATACATTATCTTTTGCAACTAGTATTGACGGTGGTACATTCTAAATAGTCAGGTAGGGAACGCCTAATGGCTGTGGATATTAAACTCAAAAGGTCGCACACACACTCTAGTATTCCAACAACATCGGATCTAGCAGAGGGTGAATTTGCGGTCAATACATATGACAAGAAATTGTATATGCGTGATGGAAGCAACAATGTTGTTTCTGTTGGTAACGAATATGCAACTGATTATGAATCTTCCACAAAAGTATTTTATGTAACTGTCGCATCTTCAACATCTAATCACATACATCATGGTAGTGGTTCTAGTAGCAAGTATAAGATTAATGGAATATTTTCTCCATATCTAAAACTTATTCCTGGCATCACTTATCGTTTTGATCAATCAGATAGTAGTAACTCAGGCCATCCATTCAGATTCTATTTGGATGAAAACAAGTCTACTGCATACACAACTGGTGTAACGACTGCTGGAACTGCTGGTAATGCTGGTGCATACACAGAGATTACTGCAACACATTCGACTCCTGCTGTTCTTCATTATCAATGTTCTGCACACTCACTTATGGGTTGGGCGGCGTTTGTACAAACAGATAATCTGACTGCATTTGATACTGGTGACTTGACAGAGGGTTCTAACCTTTACTTTACTAACGCACGAGCAGATGCAAGAGTAAACTCCGTATTACCAAATACTGATAGTTTAACTGAAGGTTCTAGTAATCTGTATTATACAGATGCAAGAGCGCAAGCAGTCTCTATCAATAATGTCGTAGAAGATACTTCGCCTCAACTTGGAGGCGCTCTTGACTTAAACTCAAATAATATTACTGGTACTGGTAACATCTCTACTACTGGTAATATAACTATAACAGATTCAGATGCTGGTAGTTCTGCTGGGCCTGACTTTGTTCTTTACAGAGATAGTTCTTCTCCTGCCGATGGTGATTATATTGGACAACTTCAGTTCAAAGGTAAACATGATGGTGGTGGTGATGAGATATACGCAAAGGTTACTGGTAAGATTTCTGATGCGTCACAAGGCACAGAAGATGGTCTTATTGAAACTGCAATCAAAGGAAACGGTTCTTTCACGATTGTAAGTAGACAAAAATCAAACGAACTACAACTTATAAATGGTGTGGGCCTTAGTGTTGCTGGCAATACTACATTATCTGGTACACTAAACTCACATACTATTCCAAGTGGTACTGGAACAATCGCACTTACAAGTGATATTGGGTCTACAGACTTATCTGCCGATTCGACTCCTCAACTTGGAGGCGACTTGGATGTAGTCACACACGGAATTGTTTCTACCTCAAATAGAAATATTACAATCACACCAAACGGTTCTGGTAAAGTTGTTATTGATGGATTGTCACATCCTGTCGCAGACGGTAACTCTGGACAAGTTCTTAAAACAGACGGCTCTGGAAATCTTGCGTTTGCTTCTGTCAGTTCACTTGCTGGTTCTGGTATTCAGAATGTATCAGACGATAGTTCTCCACAACTTGGTGGAAACTTAGACGTTGTAACACATAGTGTTGTATCAACATCAAATAGAGATATTAACCTTACACCAAATGGTTCTGGTAAAGTTGTTGTGGGAACAAATGGGATTGAGTTTGGAGATGGTTCAGTACAGACTGCTGCTGGTGCCGATCAAGGTTTTGCTATAGCAATGGGCATTGCTCTTGGGTAAACGTATAAATACTACAAAAGGATAAAGAAATATGGCAGTACCAAGTACAAGAACAAATTTTAAGGAGTGGTGTCTTAGGAGTCTAGGTAAGCCTGTAATTGAAATTAATGTTGACCCAGATCAAGTCGAAGATAGAATAGACGAAGCACTTCAGTATTTTTCACAGTATCATTATGATGGTGTTGAAAGAGTATATCTAAAATACCAAGTAACTCAGGCTGATATTGATAGAGCAAGAAGTGATAATAGTCTTGCAACTGTAACAGATATTGATAATACAACAACAGCAGTATGGAAAGAACAGAAGAACTATATTCCTGTTCCTTCTAGTGTTATGTCTATTGTTAAGGTATTCCCTATGACAGACAAGTCCTCAACAGGAATGTTTGACATTAGATATCAATTACGATTAAATGACTTGTACGATTTTAGCTCTACTTCTGTTATTCATTACGAAATGACTATGCAACATCTAGATTTTCTAGATCATATTCTCGTTGGAGAAACTGCAATACGCCACAACCAACATCAGAATAGGTTGTATTTAGATGCAGACTTCCAACAGGACTTTGTTGATGGCGACTATATTCTTATTGAATGTTATCGTAACTTAGACCCTGCTACATACCCAGATGTTTGGAATGATATTTTTCTAAAGAAATATTGTACACAACTTATTAAGAAACAATGGGGTGCAAACCTTTCTAAATTCCAAGGTGTTCAGATGTTGGGTGGAGTTTCACTAAACGGTGAACAAATATATACACAGGCTCAGGAAGAAATTGATAAGTTGGAAGAGCAAATCCAACTTGCATATGAATTGCCTCCTATGCATATGATAGGATAAGTTTATGCCAACTAATGTATATTTTGATACAGGTACAAAACCAGAGCAGTCTCTATATGAAGATTTGATGATAGAGCAACTGCAAATTTATGGGCAGGATGTATATTACATTCCTCGTAAAATGGCTGGTGTAGATAAAATCTTTAATGAAGATATTAGTTCTTCGTTTGAAGATGCATACCTTATCGAAATGTATATGGAAAATGTTGACGGATATGAGGGTGAGAAAGACCTTATGTCCAAGTTTGGTTTAGACATACAAGACGATGCAACATTTATTGTTGCTAGAAGAAGATGGGAACAGTTTATATCTGTTGATAATAACATTCTTGTTTCTTCAAGACCAAATGAGGGAGACTTGATTTACTTCCCTAAAACATCTAAAATGTTTGAGATTACTTTTGTAGATCACGATGACCCTTTTTATCAGGTTCATAACCTACCTACATACAAACTCAAGTGTAAAACTTTTGAGTATGCTTCTGAAGGTTTGGATACTGGTATTGCAGAGATTGATGCGATAGAAATAGATAATAGTTTAGACTTGTTATCACATCAACTTACATTGGAGAGTGGAACTGGTACAGGTTCACTTATTTTAGAAAACGTAGTAGAGGGAGCCTCGTCTTCCTATATAATACTAGAAACATTTAACATTGCAACAATAGATGAGAATTCGATGAACGATGACTTTGAGTTGCTAGATGATAATATATTAGACTTTACCGAATCAAATCCATTCGGTGACGCTGGGATGAAATAATTATGATAGGACAATATTTTTATAACCAATCTACACGAAATGTTGTAGTTGCTTTTGGTACTTTATTCAACAATATTCAGTTGAGTAAAAAGGATAACGCTGGAAATGTCATACAGACATTGAAAGTTCCTCTTGCATATGGCCCAAAACAAAAGTGGTTGACAAGACTTACAGAAGACCCCAACTTGACAAAGAAGGTTGCGGTTACTTTACCTCGTATTGGGTTTGAGATTAGTGGTTTAGAATATGACCCATCTCGTAAACTAAACAAGATTATCAAGGTAAAGAAAGTTGCAGATGGTGCTGATGCTGACCAGATTAAATCTGGATTTATGCCTGTGCCATATAATATCAACTTTGACTTATATGTTCTTGCAAAAAGTTCTGATTATGCATTACAAATTGTGGAACAGATGTTACCATATTTCCAACCAGAGTACACAGTTACTATGAGGGAAGTTCCAGAGTTAGATATTGTTCGTGATGTTCCTATCGTGTTGAATAGTATTAATTATGAAGATGATTATGAAGGCGATTTTGCAAACAGAAGAAGTATTATTTACACATTATCTTTTACTGCAAAGTATTACTTGTATGGCCCAGTAACATCTACAAATGTTATTCGTAATGTACAGGTTGACCAGTATGCAGATATGCCTGTAAATGCACCTAAGAGAGAACAGAGATATACAGTTACACCTACGCCTGTAGGAGTTTCGGGTACAGATTTTGATCCAGATGACGATAACTTTGGATTTAATGAGACAACTTCTTTCTTCCAAGATGCTAAAAATTATGATGAAAAGTCTGGCACAGATACAGATGACGCATAAATAATACAAAGAATTAGGAAAAAGATATGGCAAGTACATTAAAAGTAGATACAATAGCACACACTGGTGGCACTAGTGCATTGACGGTAGATAGTGGCGGTCGTGTAAAAATGCCTAACCAAGTAATATTTCAAGGTGTTTCTGAAACAATAGCTAGTGGCAGGTACACAACTTATACTGCTGATGCACCATCTGATGGTTATACTTTAAGTCTTACAAATATTGGTGGACTGTTAAATGTTGGTGGACATTTTAATGCCACTACTGGTACATTCACTGTCCCTATATCTGGAATTTATGAGTTTCATGTAGGGTTTTCAAGTAAAAACAATAATACAAATAGAAAAATTGGAGTAGTACTTGTTAATAATGCATCAATAGGTGAAGCGTTTGAATCTTCAGACCCATATGCAGATGGTAATAGGTCATTCTTTGCTAATTTGTCAGCAAATGATACAGTACAACTTGGAACTGATGGAGAGGCTTTTGCAGTCTGTAGTTTCAGTGGAAGATTGATACAGTAGTATAATAAGGAATAGAAAAATGGCAATTAGAAAAATAGTATCAAGAAGTATCGGAGTTGACGTTATCGCTGCAGAAGATTTGGCAGATAACTCTATTACGACTGCTGAAATCACAGACGGTGCAGTAACCGCTGCAAAAATTGCTAGTAGTGTTACTTTGGGTGTTGGCGCATTCCAAGGAGATAACGCATCTGGTG